TTACCATCCCTGTCGTTTGGACATTCGGAATCGTTTTTCAATCTTTGCATCCACCATTGCCTCATTTTGTTTCTGATACTCTTTTAAGATAACTGTTAACTCCTTACCATCCCATTCAGAGGTAGCATCCACTTTTTCTGATGTTTTATTGATAATGGTAACAGTAGGTTGAGACTTCTCAGTTCTTCCAGAATTAATCGCATCAAATTGTCTATGCTCTCTAACTGTTGCAATTGCATCCGTTTGATTGTTTGATACATAGCCACCGTTAGCATAACCACTTGGTTTACTTTGACGCATGCTTTCAACAACGCTAACACCACCCCAGCGTTTGATATCTTCTTGCGACCAAACAACCTCACCTTTATGCACAATCCCTGCTGGAGTGTGTTTTAGGCCGTTACCTGTATAACCACCGTCCGCAAAACCTTGATCTTTAATTGCCCGGATGTTTGCAATGATGCTTGCACCTTGAGCAATAGCACTAGCAATCAAAGGAATGTTTGTTGGAAAACCTACCTTTGCTGCCTGAGCAATGCTTTGCTGAATCGCAATACCAGCAGCTGCAATCGCATAAGCTTTATCAGCGGCGAACATGATCTTATATGCTTTAGATTGCTCTCCAAACATTGAACCAAACATTGATGTAAGTGAACCCATCATTTGGCCACCAAATGCAATTTGAGTGTTCAAGCGGTCTTGCTGGTACTTATCTTCAATATCCTGAGCATTCTTTGCATATTCAGCAGCAATCTGATTACGTTGATCTTGAGCAGCTTGAATGATAGCTGTTTTCCGGTTTTCGTAATCCTGCTGACTTATAAGCTGTTGCTCAAATTGTGCGTTTAAAGCCTCAATAGAATTTTGTTTATTTAAATTAACCACACCTTGCTGACTATCAAGTAGATTTGTCGCGGCACTTAGGCGGCTAGATCGTTCTTGATCCTGTCTGAAGAACTCGCTGGTACCATTCATATCAGCCTGAATACCACCCCAGTTTTGAGCAGCTTTTGCTGCACGATCAAGTGCTTCTAATCGTTCTTGATCACGTGATAATGCCAGTCGCTTACGTTTTTCCTCCTCATCTTTTGCTGTTTTAGCAATTTCTTCTCGCTCCAATCGGTAGCGTTCTTGCATTGCCTCAGTTTCTGAAAGCAAGAATAATTTAGCTTGAAACAAACGTTGCTCTTGAGCAAGTTTTAGCAAACCTAATTCTTGTTGCTGCTGTAACTTAAACGAATCAATCGCAATTTTGCGCTGTTCTTCTGTTAATTTCCCCTCAGCAACCAGACGTAATGAATTGGTTTCATATGTGTAATCAAGCTTTTGTTCTTCAGTCCACTTATAACCATTTACTTCAAAATCAAATTGCTTCTGAGCTAACTTTTCTTCAGCATCAAAACGCTCTTTAATTTTAGGGATTAAATCAGTCTGCCCTAAAATTGTAGCCTTATTGATTTCTTCCTCTACTTTTTTACTTCGTGCAACTGAATCCGAGTCATAGCTTGCCTGTAGCTGCTTTATTTCCTCTAGAGTTTTAGCACGCGCCTTGTAGGCTTCATCTTCAAATTTAGAAAGATCACCAATCACTTTTGATGCTGCATCAGGGCTAGCTCCTAAAATCTTATTGAGCTGATTATAGTAAGAGTCTTGTTTGGCTAAATGCTGTGAAGCTTTATCTTTGCCAAGCTTTTTCCCTTCATAATCCCACCCGATAAAATTTTTCCCCACGATTTTTTCTAAACTTCGATAGTCTAAATCATCATTAAGAAGAGCGGCTTTAGATTTGCTATAACTTTTATTAGTCATAACCTCTTGCAATAAAAACTTAGCTTGCGCATCTAAAGCATCTTGGGTTTGCTGGATTTTTCCATTTTTATCTAAAACACCTTGTCCCTGTAAGGACTGCATGAGTTTAGTTGAGCGAGTCTTTTGCCAAGAAATAAATCCAGTATTTGTATAACCATTATTTTCATCCTTATGGCTACCAAACATTGCCTCATTTCTAAAATCATTCTCGCGCCCAACTTGAGCTGTCATTACTCGTGCTTGCTTATCTCCCAATCCAGCATTACGGAAAGCCTGATATACACGAAGCATATTTCTCACTCGCTCATTATTCCCTGCAAGTAGAACAGCTTGTTTGGCAGCCTCTTTGGTTTGCTTTCTTTTAGCTTCAGTTAATTTATCTTCTCGCTCCTGTTGTTCTTCAATGATCTTGAGATTTCTAAGTGCGCTATCAATTTCATCTTTAGACAAAATTGCGCTCATTCCTTTTGCTTTTTGCAATTCTAAAATGGCATTAGCTTGAGCAACGGTGTAACCTTTATCAAGCCATCCTGATTTATAGATTGAATCAATAACACTATCTTTTTGCTTCGCTTGATAATCTTGTAAAGCCTTTGTTGCCTTTTCAGCCTCACTAGCAGTATTCCCCAAAGCATCCGCTTGCTGTTGATGCTGAGCTGCTGCATTCTGAGCTTTATTACCGGTTAAAGTTACTTCAACACCGAAGATTTTTAACTTGTCAGCAGATTGAGCTGCTTTAACTGAATTTTGATCATATTGGGCAGCTTGCTTTTTAAGATTTTCATATAGTTCTGTAGGCAACTTAATTTTATTTAAACGCTCGATAGCTTCTGCATAACTAATAGTTCCTTTGCGTGCTTCTTGGGAAATATTTTCTACTTCCCTGTTGCCACGAGCATAGTTTTCTATATCAATTAATGCAGCTCCTACAGCAAGAGATGACTTACTCAAAGCTTCATTTTGGGCATTGAATGCTGCCGTTAAATCATCAACTGCCTTTGTTTTATCATTGCCAGCTAATTTCTTTAATGCTTCGTCTGTCTTTTCTGCAACTCGAGCCTGTTCTTCAAGCTTTTTATTAGCTTCAGCTGTGTTGTCTCGCATTAACAAATAGCCAGCGGCTAAGCTAGCTACAGTAATACCAATGCCTACAGGTCCACCAAGAACTCCGAGTAGTCGTGCACCAATTCCAACACTTGCAGCCCCGGCTGCGGCTGATCTTGATTGGGCTACTGCTAGGGCTTCTTCTGCTAATGCCAATTCACGCGTAACTTGAGCCTCAATCTTTTTGAGTTCAGCCATTCGAGTAATTGTAGCTGTTCTGCCTTGCTCGGAAATCTGAGATTTAAGGCGTTGAACCTCTAATGCTTTCTCAGCAGCTATTGCTGCCAAAGTTACTTGTGTATTAGCTACTAGAGTTTGTGTACTAATTAATTGTTGGGCTGCTGCTGTTCTTTCAGCTTGAATTGCAGTGTATTGAGCAACTGTTTGTGCAGCTAATTCTTTAGTTTTTGCTGCGACTGCAACACCAGATGCATAAATTGCTGGGATATAAGTCCCCAGCCAATAAGCGCCACCAAGCATCATTGCTGTTGTTAATGTATCTAGGTTCCCTGCAAGTGTCTGGATAGAACCTGATAATGCCTGTGCAGCACCAGACCCTTTGCCTGACTCGCCAACAAACTTTGTAATTTCGTTATTTAGAAGGGTTAGAGATTGCCCAATAGTAATATCTGTCTTAGCAAAAAGTGCATCAACATCTTTTTCAACATTTCGGAGAGCTTTCACAATTTCCTGTGATGTGATTTTTCCTTCCGCTGCTACTGAACGCAACTCACCTACGGTAATCCCCATACCCTGAGCAATTGCTTTTGCTAATGCTGGGGTTTGTTCCATAACTGAGTTGAGTTCTTCACCACGTAATGTACCGCTCGCCAGTGCCTGTCCAAACTGTACCAATGCTGCATCCGCAGCTTGTGCACTTGCGCCACTAATTGCCACCGCTTTCGATACAGTTTCAGTTAAGCGGGCCGTATCATCCATAGTAAGGTTTAAAGTCTTAGCATTATCGCTAAAGCGTTGGTAAACCTGTAACACCGAATCCCAAGCTGAGTATGTTTTTTGAGCAATTCGGAAAGTATCTTCAGTTGCTTTATTCAATTCAGCTTGATTGTTGGTAACCAACTTTAATCTATTCTGTAAACCAGTATAAGCATCCATTTTAGAGATGGCTGCACCCACAGTAACTAATCCAGCCATGTACCCTGCTAGCTGCCGAGTAGCTACTGATAACCCATCCATTGATTTGGTGGCAAAGTCACCTTTACGCTCAATGCTATCCAATTCATTGCCTAGATTCCGCGCATTACGCTCTGCATTTTTAGCATCAATTACAATGACGAGACGTGATTCTTGTGCCATTTTTACTTTCCTCTAGGCAATAAAAAACCCACTCAATGAGTGGGCTGGTAAGGTTAATTAGGTCAGTTAATTCATTAAATCCAAATATGGAATTTTGGGATTATTGAAAACTTATCTATCTGAATAGAACAAATACTAAAAACATTAAACAGCAAAATACAATTATTCCCGAAATTGTATGGGTAAGATTGATATTAGAAACTTCTTTCTCTAGCACCTGCTGGTTGATTTTTGCCGTTTCGTCATTTAACGCATTAGTATGTGCGATCATCTCATCAGTCATAAGATTTAGAAATTTCTCTTGATCTTCATAACTGAATTTTTCAATAAAATGATTCTGCATATCACTTAAATCATTGGATGCTTGGTAAAGGCTTATGCCTTGTGAGTCAGCAAGAGACTTCATTACCTCGCTTCTTCGGTATACCAATTTCCGTATATTTTCTCTAGTAAAAGGATAATTGACTTGCATTCCATACAATTCACCAGCAATACCTGTTTCTAAAAATACTGCACTATTGCTAGGAATATTGCTCTCCAAACAGAACCATTCACTTGGTGCTGCATTAATTTCTTCTGAATGGATTTTTTCGAAATTATCTTTATCCTCTTTTGATATATCTTTAAAAAAGTTTTCAAAGATATCTGCAACCTCTAGGAGTGCTTGATCTTCCGTTAAACTTTTTTCAGCCTGTAAAGCTTTTTTAAATTCTAATTGTTTTCTCAGGACATCTCTTATTTCACCTCGACTAATTGGTGAATGCACTTTAATCCCAAAAATCTCACCTAAAACCGTCTTTTGCATAATCTTCTCTTTTAATTCCCTTATATCACGAAAACTCATCCAATTTCATTAAATTATCAGCATTGAAATTCGGGCAAATATCACAGTTAAACTTAACAGCCTGTGCTTGAAGTTGGGATTGAAGTGAGGCTGGGTGATCCTTGCTTAAGTATCTATGAGAATTGGCAAGAAGTTTACAAGGGTGTATCCACTTTGTTGCCTCTTTTTTCTCAGCTCTTGGTATAAATTCATCTTCTCTTTTGACAAGGTTGAGTTCAAATACTAAAGGGCCTGTATTTTGTGGTTCACCAACATCCTCTACAACTTGAAAACAATAAGCTTTCTTGTCTGTAGCCCGAAATGAATCCCTAAAACAACCAAGCATTTCTGAAAGTAGTCTTGTTCTATTAACTGGCTGCCCATTAAGAAAAATATGAACACCTTTCCAGAATAGAGCTAAATCCATAATTGCTTTTATTAAGCTAACATTCTTTAGGTTTATCTCAAATGAAGAAAGGTAATATATTGATTTACCATCTTTGATTTCTTCAAATGTGTCTGCAAGTTTTGCCAAACTTAATGCTGCCTGAAAGTTCTGTGACTTTGATTTCGGGAAAGCAATAACAAAATGCGCATCAACTGATTTAACAATTAACTGTGCTTGCACTTCGGGGTGAAGTTCATACACGCAATATCCCCTTTACCTACTTCTCAATAGTAATCTTAAATTTTTCCAACCTGCTTGAAAGCTCTTCCATAAGTTCCTCAGTAGTGAGTTCAGATTTATTAACCCTTCCGCTACTTAAACTTTGTTGCAGCCTGTGAACAACCTCCGCGTTAAGCGACCTACTATTTTCAATTGCTGCATGCTCTATTTCTTTCTTTAGCTCTGTAGGCACTCGAATATTGATTTGCGGGTCAGCTCTAGACATCACTTTGAAGCTCAAAAAACTTTTTATAAGAATAATAGTATTACGGTGCTTGACACAATAGCATCACCGTTATATAAATATATCACCGTTATACATTGGAGTTCCAAATGGCTAGAAAAGACCCCCAGATTAATATTCGAGTTCCAGAAGAAACTCTTGATAAATTAAAAATTGAAACTGAAAAAGAGCATCGAAGCTTAACAGCGCAAGTAAACCTTCTTATTGAAGACTGGTTGCTTAAGCGTTCAAATCAACAAGCATAAATACAAAGAAACCCCTTGCCGACTCTCACATCAAACAAGGGGTTATGTATCATTCCAAGCAAAGGAAAATCAACATGACAAGTTTAGCATTAACTTTTAACGAAGTGAACTTTTCTCCTGTACAACACAACAACCAAATTTGGTTAACAGCAAGTGAGCTTGCAAAAGCTCTAGGTTATGCAAAATCTGATGCAGTTACTCAAATCTACGAGCGAAACAAACATGAGTTTACACCTGAAATGACAACGACCCTCAAAATGAGTGTCGTTAGAAAAACTGGCTCTGTAGTAATGGAGAACCGTGTCTTTAACTCTAGAGGATGTCACTTAATCACCTTCTTTGCTCGCACATCAGTTGCAGCGCAATTCCGCAAATGGGTACTTGATGTTCTTGATAAGGAAATTGGTGCACCAGTTGCCAAAACCCACAAATCAGAACGTGAACCCCTAACCAATGCTGTAAATCTTCTTGTAGCTAAAACTAAGCATTTGAATTACAGCGATGCTTATAAATTAGTTCATCAGCGTTTCAATGTTCAGCATATTGATGAAATCCCACATGATGTAATTCCTGTGGCAGTTGAATATGTTCATCACTTGATCGCTATGTACAGCAGAGCTGAGAAGTACAAAGATACTGAACCACACATTCATACTGTATTGCGAGATAAGGATGTTCAATTCTTAATGTGGTACGTGCCAATTCTTGCAAAGTTCATTAAGAATGAAATCTATCCAGCTTTAACCGCCATTCAAAGTAATTATGCGGGCCGTTTAAGCGGGTTAGCATCTGAAACAGTTTGTCATGCCAATGCTTTAAATCGTAAAGCGATTGGATATGGCCTTACTTTAGAGCATGTTGGGAATAAATCACCGCATGACATTGAATGGTATTTAGCTCATTAATTCATTATCGGGTATTGTTGTAATAACAATACCCCTATGTTTAGAGGTAATTTAACAAACTGCTCATTAAATGTCACATATAGAAAAACCCGCTGAGTGCGGGCTTCTTTTTAATTCTATTTAATCGAAGTCAAACAACCCAAGATTTAACTTAATCTCATGCAATTTACACACCTTTAGTTCCTCTTCTCCAAGATCTAAGAGGTAATCATGGATATGTTTATCATTTGATATTAATAAATTAGCCTTCTTAGCTAAAGCTATTGCTATGATTTGTAAATCAATTTTTGTTCTTTGTCGATTATCTTCAAAATGAACCTTACTTAATTTGCTTGTTATTTCACCACAAACAAAAGCAGAAAGTTGATCAAATTCAGAGATAATTACATTTTTATGCTGAAAGGACATAAATTGATTTCGGCGTTTACTGAAATCAATAGCGGTAAATTCCGCAACAACAGGAGTCGGAATTAGTAATGTTGCATTATTTTGATGTAAAAATGTCTCCAGATTAATATAGGTTGCCCTTTCATTAACTAGTGAAACTAATACATTTGTATCAATGGCAACAATCACTCATGACGCTCCTTTAGCCAAGCTTCTATAGGGTCGTCAAAATCATTCCAACCACTATCCCCTGCTTTTTTGAAGTTATCTATCCAATCTAATATATTTCCTTCTTGGATTTCATTAATACTTTCTGCAATAAATTGAACTAATTCAACATCTTTATAATTTCTATATTTATATTTTGCTTTACCAGATATTTCAAGCTGATGTTCTGTTCTCCACTTAACACCCAAGTTTGCTGACAGCTCTGGTGAAATGGTTACTTTTACATTTTTCCCTGAAATAGTATTAACAGATATATGATCAGTTTTATCTCTACCTTCAAGCAATCCAACTATTCTTCCTCGAATAGATTCTTGTTGAACAAACTCAAAACTTTCTTCTTTTCTTTGGAACTTATGTAATTCCATGTATTCATCATTTGCTGAGTTTTTATATCTCAGCAATGTACTAGCTTTAGGGTGTTTATTTAAGAACTCGGTAATAATACCGATAGCTCTTGTATCTTGAGAAATAGATTTGCTTACGGACTCTAATTTTTCTTCGATATATTCTGCTTTACACTTAACAGCATAATCAGCAGAACCTTCCTTAATTTCACCCCATTCAAGATGTTTTGCACCAAGAATCTTACATAAAGCCTCTAAAAGCTTTGCAGATTCTAAGGGATTGATTTCAGAAAGTTTGAGTCCAGATACATATAGGGAGAACGTGTATTCAGAATCATTAATCATAATACAAACCTCCCTATATCTTTGATCTAATGGAATTCATTTGATACGCATTAATATATTAACATTAATTAATTTTCAATCATTTTTTTTGATTATGAAATATTAATTCTTTTGTAAGCGTCATAAGTAGACGCCCACTAAAAGACAATACTTAACATTTTTCACTTCTTACTAGCTTTCTTATGCGCCTCATCCAAGAACATATCATCTAGAGTAAAGATGCAGTCATTAAAGATGTATCGTTCAACTGGCAGATCATATTGCTCCACATAAGCATTAATTGCTGCAATATCTAACGCCAGAGGAACACTTTGTTCATAGCGTCTAGATCGTGCAATCGTGTTATATGCAGACAGAATTGCATTAGCTACATAAGAATAGTCAGGCTTAGTTAGAACCTTCGTATTCTTAAGGTTTAGAGCTTTTGCGACTGCGCCTTGCTTTTTGCTGTAGTCGCTCGCTTCTTCTTCTGAGCCGAACTTTGCCCACTCGTAGAGGCTGACGACTTTCCCACAACATCATCTCGATATTGATTTGCTTCAGCTTGGATCTTTTCAGATTCAGTGCGGATAAAAGACCAAATAGAAACACCTAAATCGCCCATATTGAGCAACTTAAATGCATTTTCGCCATTGAAAGTAGGCTCTGTTTTTACCAGCTCACCTTCAGGACCTTCTTCAACAAAAACCACGCCTTTCCAGTCTTCAATTAAATGCGAAGCCACTGCTTCTAAAACTAATTCATGAAAGAGTTTATCTTCTGTTGTTGCCTTTGCTACGTCAAAGCCTTTTGATGAGATCTGATTATTTGCTCGTTCAAGTGCCACCTGATAAGGCTTATATCCAATACCACGGATCTTAAACTCAGCAAGTACATTGCCTTCAGTATCTTTGTATTCGCGCCACAAACTGACGTCTTTATTTCTTTGAATATTGACTTCAAGAGCCATGTTATTTCTCCAAAAAAGAAGGCAGCAATTAAGCTGCCAAATCAGTATTAAGGCGTTGCTGGTGTACGGGTAATTGTTGGTGCTTCATCAACTACAGTGTAGTCAAAAGAAGTATTTAAGATGTCGCTTGTACCACCTGTAGGTAATCCTGCCGTAATTTCAACTTTAGGAATGAATAGCTCATATTCATTACCTTCACTGTCTGTAATTGGCACACGAAGAGAGATATTGGCATTCGTGAATTGTTTAGCGTACATCTCAGAGGTGTTTTGAGACCAAGCTGCTGTAAATGATCCTGTCCCTGCTGCAATCATTTCAAGAATCTTTTTAGGATCAATGCCGCTACCTAAACAGCGTTGAACCTGCATTGAGTTATCCCAATTGAATGTAAAAGCTGTAATACATGAGATACCAGCTTGCGAAACACCATCAATCAAAATATCTCCAACTGAAATGTTAGACATTTTAGGATTGTCATCGGCTGGCGTTGCTGTACCCAATGGAGGAGTAGTTGCACCCAAACGACCTAGAGCCATTAACCCGAAAGTCATGGTGATTAAGCCTTGCTCTGGAATATCAATTCCAAAGGTGTTTACATGAGCGCCTTTAAAAATATGGTAGTCATTTACATCAGTGAAACCGCGAAGCACACTAAATGTTTGACGTACGTTTCCACCAAATGTCAGTACATTGTTATCCCAGTTGTTGAAAGCAGCTGCGGCCATTAAGTCTTGAATCAATGGACTGTACTTCGCTTCACATTTTAATTCCCCGGCATACTCTGCACCGGTAATCATTGATGATCGAGCAAGACGACCACTGGTAATAGAGTTTGAATTCTCTTTACTTACAGTTGCATCCAATCCGTTTTCGGTGAATTCAAATGTTTGACGGTCAAATGGGCTTGGCGTAACACCAATTGTTGTTTCTTTAGCTATTTGTGTTAGCTGACGTGCACCAGAACTCATCTAAGTTCTCCTTAATTTTCGGGCATTAAAAAGCCCTCGAATTGAGGGCGTTGGATTTGGGGAAGATTTATTCATTTAACTCTTGACCATGAATGCCATTTAGCAACTTTTGCAGACTTTCATGATGAAGAACAATATGCTTGTGATCTGGGTTAATTCGGCTAATATCAATGGTTAGCAATATTGCCTCCTTGATACTTTCTACAGGCTCTATGCTAGTAAAAATATAAGTTTCATCATTAATAACTACATCTGCATAACCATCTTCATCTGTGCTTGGTCTGCACTCCACCACAATGTAAGCAGGAACATTATTTGTCATTATCTTTATCCTCATCAAAATCTAAGGATGGTTGCGCTTCCTTAATCAGCTTATCTAGTTCAGATTTTGGCAAAGAAAACCACTCACCCACTTCTCTAAATTCCGCGTATTTGATGTGCAGTTGCTTCTCAATATCTTCAGGGAAAGTTGCAATAATCTTTAAACTTCTTCCACTAATATTTGTGATTGCAGAAAGTCTGGCTTGGACATTTTTTGATTTTCCGATCTTCACAATTCCAGCATCCACATCTTGCATAACGTACGTATTCATCATGCAAGCATCCTGTTTCTTATCTTGCGCACTCAGTGACTTTAAGAAATTAAAGAAGAATTCCCCCTCGTGCTTTTCAATATCTCCAATCATTGATGTCATTTCAAGCAATGAGTCCTTCACATCTTTTAGTTGCTCTTTCACCTGCTCTATCACTTGATAAGCTTGCTCTGGTGTTTCAATTTTCACAATTGCATTCATATCGTTTACCTCGTTACCAAATAAAAAAGCCACACAGACATGCGGTAACGAGACATATCTGTATGGCAAAACGTTTAACCCAAGTTTGGATTTATCTTTAAAATTAGATATTTGAAGAAAATAAACTGGCAGGCACACTGAACATGAAAAGTGTGCTTTTCGGGGATCAACCTAGCCAGGGTTCGCCTGAATTTCAGGCAACAAAAAAGCCCTGCATTGCTGCAAGACTTATTCTTTCAGTTGAAAAAATGGGTTTTTGTCCATTTTTCCTAGTTTGAAAACAAGAAAACCTGCCACTAAGGACAGGTTCGTGTAAAAGTTAAATTCGTTAATTGACGCGATAATTTATTGAAATGTTGTACTGCAAAAAATCCCCATTACTGCCGAGATTCTGCACTTGACCTTGCAGTACTTCTAACTGACCGCTCTTAAAGTATTCAAAATGAGCCAACCAAGCATCAGCGAGCTTTGTTATATCAGCCTCATTAGTTTGAGGTCTTGCAAGGCAATTAATTGAAATAACCCCTGTTCTTCTGGTGCAAGGAGTATCACCTACACCAGCAATGATAGAACTGCCCCATAGAATATTTAAGTCACACCAAAGTCCATCTACAGGAATACTAATCAATGGGCCATTAGGGTATTGAATACGTTCTTGCTCAATTCCAGTAAAGGCCATTGCTCTAGTGATAATGGCTTGTCGTGCTTGATCTAAAGTCATTGCCATTTTAACCACCGTATTTTTGAGCAATATAGTTAAAGGTTAAGCCGTAGACACCTTGAGGCGCTTGTCTTGAGTAGCCGCCTGTTGTCTTTGGTGTTTCAGGCTTGTATGTAAAGTCGCCATACTCGATCTTAGTTGCATAAGGCGCATTTGTTTGGATATAGACAATACTGAAAGGAACTAACCGAGATAAAGCGCTTGTGCCTTTGCTAATGGTTGAGCCGCCACCTTTGTCTTTCTCAGCCTCATTAAATGATTGGTCGGTCTGGTTAATACTGACTCTGTGAGATGCTCTAAAAGCCCCTGTATCAACTGGGCTTTGAAGAACTACACCTTGCAATGCATCAATGACAATATCTTTCTGTTTTTTGGTAAGGTCGGCTTCAATTGTTTTAGTGAAGGCACTAGGTTTGCTGCTCCATCCCATTATCGACCTCACTTTCTTGGTACATAAAGAATAAATCTTGGGCAATACGTTGGATAGAATATGCTTCAAACTCCACGCTGGGTTCTCGTTCACCCATTAATTGTTTTGTACGCTGCCAGATATGCACAGCCTCATGTAATAACAACCCATAGACCACAATCAAATCTTTACCTTGTGTATCTCCAAGTTGAACAATGCACTGTCTTCCATTATCGTAGTAATCCACTTGAGCGGAGCAGTCTAGCGAGAGAAATTTATCTGTATCATTGATATTGTCATACATCAAATCAAACTGATCTTGAGTGCGAACCAATGTGTATTGAGAGTGCTCGAATGGTGTTGAATACCATTCAGGAACATAGTTGTCATTTATCATTAGCCTTCCCTTAATACAGTTTGATCATTGGCGCTTTAATTATTTCTTTTCTAATTCGCCAAATACCATCATCACCATACTGCCAAACACTTTCCCCACGAATAGCGTAGAAAATAAATTTATCGAAGTAGTGAAAATGAGTGGCACCATTAGGTTTGAGCTTACTTGCACGGGTTTTTAAGTTAACCATTACACTTTCCTCAATTGGGCAATCCATGTTGCGTCCGCTGGATCTTTTCCATAACTTACAACTCGATAATTACCGCCTTCAATCACCCAAATGTCATTAACATCTGGTTTAACTAAAGTTCCTGCTGCATCTTTCACTTCATTTTGCAGGAGCACGCCTTTGGAGTCTGTGGCGCGGTAATCTATCGGCTTGACCAAATCTTTTGCCCAACTCCCAAATAAGACACCACGACCGCTATATACATATTCTGTGTAAGTATCTTCACCTGTAGCGGGATTAGATCCAGTTAGCTTCTTTCGAGTACAACTGAATGTATCTGCGGCATCAGATAAATCAGAGTTTAATGCTTCAGCAATATCTGCCTGAAGTTCGTCACGTAAACCCATATCAATTTCTCACTAAAGGAATGGTGAAGAACTTATGCTTTGGCAAATTCTCAGCCCCAATAAGTGCTAAAGCAATCTGTTCAAAACTTGATAATGAAAAGCTTCCATCTTGATATTCTTTTTCAGACTCTACCGTGTCGGCTTTCACTTTTTTGCGTTTAAGCTCTTGTTCTTTTCCGCTGTAAATCTCGCCTGCCTGAACGCCTTTAATAATTTCACATGCAGCAAGCTTAAGATTTTCTGTGACTGGATCAGGTACAAACCCAATCTCATTTTTCATCCAAGTATTAGCCAATAAAACCAAACGAGCTTTATCACCATCCGGTGCAAAGTCAGCTCCTAAGATTGTTTCTGCATCTGCAATGGTGATAAAAGTCATGACTTATTCCTTTGGTTGAGCAGAAGATCGAGTATTGCGTTTTTCGGTTTGCTCTTCTTCAGGTTTAAATACCGCATCAATGATCTTATAACCCTGCCCTCGAAGCTCGGCTTTTCGCTCTGGACTAACTGGATGAGGCTCGTAAATTACTTTCTGTTCTTTTGACATTTTCAACTCCAAAAAATAAAGCAGCCCGAAGGCTGCCAATTAATTACTGCGCTGCATCTGCAATGGTGATCACACCAGCAGTATGTTTAATGCTAGTTGCTGACTTGTCCCAGTTTGTGCCAGTTGCTAATTCAGCATCACTTGGAGATTTACCACCATTGACTTCATCCCATGTGTAGCCTTTAAGACCAATACCGAATGAGTAATCAACCTGTAAAGTCGTTTCAATGCGATCTTTACCGTTGGTAGTTTCAATGTTTGATACAACATCACCACCATCTGACACGATAGCTGCTGCATCAGTCAAAGAAAGGACTTTGAGCTTGTTTGGCGTTCCTGCTGCATAAAGTGCTGGTGCATCAGTTACAACCACTAATTTCCCAAGAATATCGATAACACGGACGTTACCAGCTTGGAAAAGCTTGGCAGCATTATCCAAGTTCTTATCAACCAGCTTATGGTAAGCAGCACCATTCATAACATCAGTGATGATATTTCCTGAATGATCGCCAAACTTAGCATGTGCACCATTCATGGCGCTGTAAGTAAGACCACCAGTTGCAGATACGTCATTTGTTGCATCTGCTTGGTTTGAGATTGCCGCCACAAGAGCTGCAATTGCTGTGTTGAGCTGGTCTTTAAGCATTAAGCTTGCAAAAGTACGCGAAGCAACTTCAATACCTTGTGCAGTTGGGCGCTGTAACCACGTCATTTGTGAAGGTTCATAGCGCACTGGACCAATACCGCCAGCAACTTTTACGCTTGAGTGCTTAATTTCAGACAAATCTGTAATAGGCGCTGTGCCATTAGCAGCATATCGATCTACACGACGCTGAGCTCCATCAAGTGAAGCAAAGAATGACTCTTGTAGGAAATCACCTGTAAAACCGTCAGTGGTTAATCGGATTGCACCACCCGAAGCAGCGTTAAACTTTTGCACCATTTGAGCGAGAGTTTCAATTGTCGCAGGCATGATGTATTCATTGAAAACCTGCATTTGAGATAAAGACATAATTTCTCCAATTACTTATCTAAATTAAATTTGGCTGCAATAGCGGCTTGGCGTTCTTGGATTGATCCGCCCATATTGCCGACATTGTTGTTATTTCCCCCGCCACCTTGACCACCGTATCCACCACCAGTGCTTTGATTGCCTTTAAGGATTGAGTCTTTATGTTGGTATCCTCCAACTAGTGTTTCTAAAGCCTCATCAAAGTCGGCAACTTCACCATGCTTGGTTCGTGAATAGATCTTTTGGCCATCAATGCCATAAGCCACAACCTTTCCATCTTCAATTTTGAAGTTATTGCCAAAGGTTGCTTGAATCATGTCAGCAGGTACTGCAATTTTTTCTTGAATGAACTTCGAACGAGCAAAACCACCACCGATCAGCTCTTTATGTAGTTGAGCCTGAACTGAATCACGTTCTTGGGTAAGTTGCTGAATCTGTGGCTCATATGATTTTTTCAGTGCATCAGTAAGCTCTGCTTTAACCTTCTCGATATCACCTGCATCCACAAGCTTTTTAGCATCAAGATTAGCCATAGTTTCTAATGCGGTTTTTGCCTTCTCAGGATCTAGCCCTTCGAAAACTTTTAAGGATTTCTCGGCAGCCTCTTTTGCTTCACGATGTGTTTTAGCTTCCGCATTTAAAGAGCTAATTTTGCCAACTGCTTGAGCAGCATCAAAACCGACTTCTTTACCATCATCGTGTACATAGATTGGCAATCCGCCTGCATCTAGTTCCGCATATTTCTTACCGTTTACTTCTGTCGTTTTAAGTTTCATTGGTTATCCAACCTTTTCTAAATTAATGAGTTTCCACTCGTTCGCTGTAGGCATCCGCTTTCAGCAGACAATAAAAAAGCACCCGAAGGTGCTAAGGTTTGAATCAGTTATTTTCTTGGAATGGTCCAAGACCAGAGGATTAGGCCATTAATAAGTTACTGTTCGGATGAGATCATAGGAAGTAGGCTCCACATACAAATCCAATTGCGAATACTGCAACAACGATGATGGTTAGCCACAAGTAAACTGCGCCCATAATGTCTGGCATGCTGTTTCTCCTTACTTGGCTTTTTGAAGCAACTTGATTGCTTGCCAGATATCATCAGTCAGTTCGTCATAGGTGATGCTATATAGACTTGCTAGAGCTTCATCTACTTTCTGCTTGACGCTTCTGTCATCTGATACTTTCGTACTAATCACAACATTAATTTGTTTTGGAGTATTCATTTTTTCTAATTCCGAAGTTCGGTTAAAGCCTAAAGCTTTTGCTATTTCAGGTGTCATATTTGAATAAATACAATCACAACTATCCAGCCCCATAGTGATTGGGTAAGGAAGCTTCACATAACCACCTTCTAATCGTATTTTTCTCATGCATAACCTCGTGAAATAATAGACTTTGGCTTTTCGAAGCTATAACCAAAAATCGCCATGTATCTTGGTATCATCTTCTGCACGAATGGCAACAAAATAAGATTCGTACTGAGGATGTATTGAGCCTCACTCATGGTTATTTGCTTCATAATCCCAACCTCTTAAACATTTCTTCATCAAGCTTTTTGAGTTCAGCAAGTGTGAATGGCTGACCAGTTAAAGGGTCTACAAACTTATCCAGAGAATATTTACCCTCTTTGAATAGCTTGTATCGTGATGGACCAAGCCACTGTTGTTGAAAGGCTACAGATTGCCCTTCAAACCAATTTTTAAAAGATGTATTGGAATCAACAGTGTTAATTTCACCTGCATCTCCCACTTTAGAATTGAAGGGTCGTTTGCCTATGGTTGTACCTTCTTTATTCGTAACTGGAAGAATAATGCTTCTACAATTTGGATGAAGAGGTGGTGTTGGATGTGGTTCATCTGCTTTATAAACAGCACCATCTAAACTAGCACATTGCTTGCTTGTTCGACTATCCAGAGTAGCCACAAACTTTACATAAGAAACGTCCAATACCTTGTAAGTATCAAGCATTGCCTGATTAGAAACATGGCTTCTCGCAGTTCTAACCATAGTAGAGATACTAGATCTAGATTGCTCCAATATTCCGTCTTGATAATTGAGAGCCTTCTTGCCTTTAATTCGCTGAATGATTTGTTGGTTCGTTTGACTTTGAGAGAGCCCATCACGGATAACTTGCTCAACCCTTGTTTTGGCATCATCAGCAATCTTATTGAAGAGATAGTCTAGCAACACCCCGCCAGACATAGGCTGCTTTTTGATCTTGCTGTACAAGGTCTTAGCACTCGGTTCCTTGATTTTCTCCCCAAGAATTCGAGCTTGATACATTGCCTCATTCACAGCTAAAGCAGCCGCTGAAACTGTGAACGCCTCTGGAATTGAAGTAAGAAGTGAAGCCTGCCATGTTTGCATTGTCGCCCGGATATCTTTAAGAGCTGGCGTTGTGTATTGCCCTGCCATTAATGCTGACTTTTCAGCTTCTGACAATTCATCTAACAGATCTCTTAACTGGCTTGACATTTCATTTGATAAAGAATCAAACTGGTTTAAGAGCGCATTAATTTCGCTAGATGAAAGTCTGTAAAGATAGGCTTGATGCTGAACCAGATTATTAAACAGTTCCTGTTGGGTTATTTGATCCATTATTTACACCATTCATGTTGTAAGCTGGCATTGGGCTATTCATCTGCTCTTCTTCAAGCATTTCTTGAATCTCTTCATATGAATAATCAGGGAACTCTCCAGTTTGCTGATATTCATGCCAAACTTTAAATGGATACTTACCAGCAACACAAGCTTCATAGAGTTGCTTAGAACGCTCATTATCAAACTGTGGCTTGCTAAACTCTTTCGAGATTTCAAATACCAACTCTTCGGGCAATATTGAATCTACATTAGGCATAGCAAACTTTGCACACCAACGAAGTGCTTGAGTAATAGCTGCACTGATATTCACAGTACAAAGAGAAAGTACTGAATGCTGCACGGCATCGTCGTTGTTGGCCTCAGTAGCAGTTTTATTTGCCGACCCTGCTTGAACCAACCGGGCACCCAACTCTTTCATCTGCTCCCATTTCTTTTCCATTGCAGTTTGAGAGAGCGTGTTTGGGTTAGCTTGTGCAAACCCTAGTTTCACAGGGAATGCGTTCTTACAACCGATATACAAACCATCTTTTTTGATGATTTCATACATAGTTGTATCAACATTTTCCATAAAGAATTGAGGCTGCCCAACAAAATAAACCGACTCTTGAAAGTCAGCACTGTCAATATAATGAGCCAAATTCAAATCTGCCAACTCAAGCAGTGGTGCGCTTTCAATTGCGGGCGTATTATCAATAGCTCCAACAAAAGTGAATGGAATATAATCCCATTGCTTGCCGTTGTAATCCGTTGGAATAGTTTTTGGTTCTTCAGTTAGAGCTCCATCAGAGTTCTGCCTGTACACTTGGATAGTAAAGACAAATCGACCATCTATTTCCTCCAAGCGAAGCACTCGGAACTGATCTTTTTTCTCAAACTTAAAACCACCCTGTGCTCTACTTGAAACTTCCTCCACTCCGCAATCGAGAGACCAATATCTTCAACTTCGCGATGCTGCTTAAGTTTATTCAACTCAGCAACAAAATATTCCAGGTGGTGTACGCTACCAACCGCACTGTTAAGTTCAATTAAATACTCTTCTCCACCAATATCATTGAGAAGATTTCGCTCTTGTAGATGCTTGCAGACAAATACTGAGTCATATGGCTTATCAGCATTAGCAAGATCGACAATAGCCTTGTAGATAATCTTGTGACGACCAGCGTAAAAATGTTCTTCGGTAAGATCATTTGCGACAACCTCAAGGGAATGGCTCACTGTCATCAACGCGACTAGCACACTCTGCTCAATTGTCATATTTTGAATGTTTGTACTCATTACCAATCTCCGTATTGCAATTGGGCATTAGAGAAATCAGGAGCTACCACAGGGTTGTTGACTTGAAACCAATACTCGTTTTCCCATTGTTTTTGGTTTAACCAAGCGCTAGGTGATGGAATGAACTCACCATCCTGCTTTGTCCAAGAGACATCAGATTTTTGTTTTTCAAGAATTGAAAGAAGTGTTTCAATCGCAAAACTTCCTTCATGCTTTGTGAAAGTTTTATAAGTGCCAGACTTGTCTGATTTACGTTTACAAGTTGGATATGCAGACCAGAACTTCTCGAAATCATCGGAATACTCGTTTTTCGCTTTTGATTTTTCGGTTTTCTCTCTTGGTAGGTTCTTTGGTAGATTCATTGGGAGATTCTGTATCCCAAAATTGGGATGGGTAGAGGTCCCGTTTTTGGGATGGGTAGGTATCCCAATTTCGGTACCAGTACCAATTTTGGTACCTGTACCAATTTCGGTACTGGTTGGTTGGTTTTCACGGCAATCAACACCAACTAATTTTAGTACACGCACTCCGTTACCAATTTTCTTGCCAGTGTCCAAAACAAGACCCAATTCAATCAAATCTGAAATTACTTTCAGAATGGTTTTTCTGTTTAGCAAAGTGTCTCTATGAAGTCTTTCTGCGCTTGGATAGCAAGTAAAATCCTCACCTGCTCTATCAGCTAGAGACACAAGTACCAATCTTTGGGTGGCAGAGTTAACAGGGGCCTTCCAAGCCCATAGAGTTGCATCTAAGCTCATATTAGGCTCCTCTTAAACTCTTCATAAGCATCGTTGATTTCTTCAATGAAGAATTCATCACTTGAAGCATCGTAAAGCCTTTGAAGATCACCATACTGGCGTGCATATTTCGCACCTTCATAAACTCCATGCTCATACTCCCTTATGAACCGCAAAGCTGTAGGATTCATAGTAATGACGCTCCAAGTTACTTTTAGCCTCAGCTACAGCGACCGAGTTTTTTAAACTGCGTTCTGTTGCATAAGCCTCAACCGCTTTTTGAAACAAACTAATCTTCCGATTTAGTTCAATGTCTGCTAATATTTGATGGTTCATTTGGTCCTTCTCCGATTGAACATTGAGCCTGATCCACGAAATCAGGCTTTTTCTTTATATCCAAGCTCAAAACACATGCCGAAATCTTCAATGTCATCTTGAAAAAGATCGTCAATTGTTTGTTTGCTTTCCATCCACGCTTTTGACATCACAAAAAGCGCATTCAGCTTTTCTTCGCTAATCATTCGATATTTCTTGAGGACAGTCTTAAATCCAAGAATGTCCAATAGCACTAAACAGTTCTCAAGCTCAGTCAAGCCATTGGATTTTCTATCATTTTTCATCCGTGATAATGTGCTTGGATCAATCCCTAACTGTTCGGCAACCTGACTTTGATTGCTTGATGCAAGGGCTTGCAAAACTCTAGAAACTTCATTTCTAGCCCTTGCACTCAATTCGGTTGATACTTTGCTCATGGTTTAGTTCCTAAGCGGTTGCATTAGTTCGTTTAATTGGCTCTTTGCCACTTGCTAAGTCTCTGATTTGGTATTCGCGAGCTAAAGGGATTTTTTCATTAGGCCACTGATAAACAGCAGGTGGCTCAATTCCTAATAACTTTGCTAAGCCAACACCATTCACACCAAGCAACTTATAAGCTTCCTGTTTGGTCATTTGCTCAACCTCAAAAATAAGATTTCTTAGTATTAAAACAAAGATAACTTATTTTTGCAAGATGTAAGATAACTTATATGAAGAAACTAGAAACTATGGGTCAGCGTATTCGCGCCTTACGAAGAGAAAAGAAATTAACCCAAGGCGAGTTGGCAAAAATCGCTGGGGTTAGTGCGCCTAATGTTACTGGTTGGGAGAAAGATGCTTATGCTCCTAAAGCTGATCCTTTAAGTAAAATGGCCGCTTATTTTGGTGTGTCCACTTCGTATATAACAAATGGTGATGAAAGCGGCCCCCAATTGGACAACAATGCTGTTCAATTAAATGTTCTTGATATTGAAGCCTTTAAGCAGAAGTACAATATTCCAGATAGTGAAGAAGCTGTTAAATTTGTCCAAACACCAACTAAGCCATTCCCTATTCAAAAAAGATACGTTCCTGTTAAAGCCTATTCAAAGATGGGTATGGATGGGTATTTCACAGATATGGGTTACGAAGGTAACGGTGGTGATGGTTATGTTCCAACTCATACAGCGGGTCCAAGAGCCTATGGTATTAAAGGCACTGGCGACTCAATGTTTCCAGCAATTCGTAATGGCTGGTATGTAGTTTGCGATCCAGATGCTGAACCGGTTCCAACTGAATTTGTACAAGTGTGCTTAAAGGATGGACGCTGCACAATTAAGGAATTTGTTGGAATAAATGGTGGGGTTTTGAGTTTGTTGGCTGTTAATGGTGGCGAACGCCTATCTTTTGACATGGATGAAGTTGAAAGTATTACCGCTATTACAGATATCGTGCCGCCAAGTCAGCACAGACAAGAACATCCTTATTCGCATTAATCACAGGAAGACTTATGGACAATTCAAAACTACCAATCAATCAGATTATTGCTCGCATCAATGATGCTGCTAAACATGGTGAAGCTTTGGTGCTAACCGCTGAAGAAGTAAAGATTCTTTCTAAAGATATTGGCGACAAAGTCTTTATTCCTGTGCTTACTAATGAGCAGGTCGTGCAGTTGGTAAAAGAAGGAAAACTGGGGCAGAAAATTAATAACACCAAAGATTAATAAACTGTGAACCCGACACAGTACTTTATAACGGTTCGGGAGGGGTAACAATGAGCAAAACAATAGTTAAAGAAAAAACAGTTCACTATAAGAAAGTGGATTTTTTAAAAGGTGCCAATTTAGGTCACTTGCTAAAGACGCAGCTACTTGATAAAGATTCTTTTTATTATAAGGCTAGGAATCGGCAACAATATGTTTCTGCAACTAAAGATGATTTTATTTTAATAAATCACGCTAGTTCACACCAAAGTATGTTTTTCGGTGAGCTAATTATTGTTGAGTCTGGAAAAGCTCAGGCCGTATTGAAGATTGATAGTGATGAAGCCACAGAATTTCCAATTAAAACCTACTTAACTGAAGATCTGCCAGATGACGAGGAAGAGTCATCAGAGGTTGCTCGTAAAGAATTTATTGATAGCGTTTTATATTTTGGTGTCATTGATAATCATGTGGCTATAATTCAGTCTCGGTCATTAACTGCCAGAACACTAGAATCATATTTGGGTTGGCTTTTGGGAGAAGCAGCCAAAGCTCTCCCAGAGAACAGCGCCTTAATTTTAAAGGATGCTCCAAACCCAGCAATCAAACAAAAGCTTGAATCTACTCCAGCAAAAACAATCTCAATCTCATCTGGGATTGGTTCAACCGAACTTCAACCCATTCATTCAATTGAATCAAATATTCCAGCCAAAATTGACTACAAAATAGAAGATAATGTTGTAGATGTTTTGAAAACGGCGTTTGGTGTAAATTTAGAAGAATTAAAGCTTGAGGATGGGTTGGATGATGCTAATCTTAAGCTGAAATTAACTCTAACTTATAACCGACGCACATCAAAAAGCGGACAAAAAGTTATTGATACAGTAGCTTCATCTATGAGACATAATGATGACTATGTTATTACTCTAGAAGATGGAACAAAGGTTACTGCTGATAATTTAAAAATGAGTGGAAAGATTTCCGTTGAAACGATTAATAATAAAGTTTATAACGATGGGCTTAAAGTTCAGTTGTATAATTGGATGACCACCAATATTAATTTTGGCGATTAAATATGGCTAAACGCTACTTACCGTTCTATAACAACGCTAGATTTATTGCGCTAGTGTTAGTAGCCTTTTTTGTCATTTTTTCAATATCTTTCAGATATTTGGATTTAAATATCAGTATTAGCTTAACCCAATTTTCGTTTGTTTTGCTTTTGCCCTTAAGTCAAATTTATTTAGCCTATAAGGGCATGCTAGATGCACTCAAACTTGATGGATTAAGTCAGTCTGAGAGAGACAGATTAACTTCAACAGTAGATATACGAAGTAAGTCGTCCTTATATGTAGCTATTCTTTTTATTGTTATTGTTTTTAGTATATTTGTCCTAAATTCAATAAGTTTACTTACTGAAAAGCATTTGTTGGCTTTAATCCTATCAATCGGGCTTTCTTCAATTGTTAGCTTTTTTTTGGCTTGGAGTGATTTAAGAGAAATCTCAATGTTGGAAAAAACTCTTAAAGCACGTAAAGAATCAAGGGAAGCTAAGGCAAAGGTACTAAACAATAAATAAATTTTAACGATTTATTATCATCCAACCCACCCAGTGTGGGTTTTATTTTGTCTATTAAAACATAAAAATAAGATTTCTTAAATCAGAATAAGATTTCTTATTGACAATAAAACTAAGTTTTCTTATATTTATTTCATGAACAGCAAAAAGCCCTGACAACTTTCCACGGCAATCAGGGCTTTCCACTTAGACGAGGTCAATTATGAACGTAAAAGCTTTTTCAAACAAGCACAAGGTAACTGGAGTTACAGCAATTGCTGTACTTGTAGCATTGGGGTCTTGTGAATATCGAACTGCTAATTCTAGCGTCCCTTCTAATTATTCATATGAAAGCGAGCAAGTAGTTGCTTCTGAATATGAACTTCTAGCTGTTAAGAAAACAGGTGAAAAATCCGGTGAAGGCATTATCCGCATTGACGGCTTTAAATTAAACGTAAGCTTTGATTTTGACGGCGTAGCAGATAGCTACGGTGTAGCAGGTTCAGATTTTACAGCAGCTGAAATTACCAACTTGGCCATTGAGTCGGTAACAGACTTAAGCGGCAAACCTTGGAATGATTTCACCAATCATGACGACCATAAAAACATAAATATTTTATTGGCTGGCTATATAGACCGTAATAAATGGTTGGAGGCAGCCTAATGAAAGATTATAACTGCCCTACTTGCAACAAGATGATTCCTGTTGATCGCTCAGCAATCAAAGCTGGTGATACGGTTTCTTTTTGCAAAACTACTCAAGCATCTAAATCCGCTCGTTTTTCGACTAAGGAAGGAATTGTCGATTGCCGTGAAGGAGATGTTGTTTTAGTTAAATATCGCAAAGAACTTATTCCTTTAAATATTAAGGACGTCTCACCTGTTGATGCGCCAAGCCCGCTCACCTATGCCTTTGTTGGCACATGTGAATGTGAGGAGGCTAACCATGTCTAATTTCAAAAAACACCCTGACGGCTACAAGTCTTATTTGGGTCGTGATGATAAGGGCCTCTACTCTGTTCGCATTGGCTGGCAAGTGTACGCATCTAATGCTAATGGCTCAGTTCTTTACAAAGTTAAAGACGGAGTTAAGACGCCTTTAAATGTGTCTAAGTTCCAAACTGAATATCCGAAAGTTTGGAATGAACTCACACAAGAAATCGATTTTCAACGCAGAAAGCAGCTCGCTATAAAACTGCGTGAAACAAATATCCCTACTTATGACCGCAAGGCTTATAAAACTAAGCGCGGCTTCACTGGCTCAAGATAAGGATAATAAAATGGCTCTACCGATTATTACTGCTGACCAAACTTTATTGGTTCAAGCAATTATTGTGTACCTATACGCTGATCCGGGTTTAGGTAAATCATCGATGGGCTTTACTGCGGAAAAAGCAATTTCTTTTGACTTTGACCGTGGTGCTCACCGTACTGGTGAATTACGGCGCGGTGCTGTTGTACAGGTTCAACAATGGAATGACGTTGCCAACCTTACTCCACAAGACTTGGCACCTTATAAAACTATTGTTCTTGATACTGTGGGCGCAATGCTTGAGTGCATTAAAACCCATCTATTGCTTACAGCTAATAATCGCCAAAAAGATGGCTCATTAAAGTTAAAAGCTCAAGGTTTAGCGAATCAAACATTTAAGCAATACATCAATACTTTGATCAGTCTTGGCAAGGATATTGTTTTTATTGCTCACGCTTCAGAAGATCAAAACGGCGATCAGATTATTTACCGACCAGATCTAGGCGGTAAAAACCGTAATGAGCTTTACCGTATTGCAGACATTATGGGTTATCTAACAACTGTTACAACTGGTGAAGGTAAAAATGCCCGCGTCATTAGTTTTAAACCTTCTCCTACCCACCATGCGAAAAACTCAGGTGCATTAGGTGGTGAAACTGGTGAAGTATGGGTACCAGATCTAAAAGATAATCCAACTTTCTTAGCTGACCTGATCACCCAAGCTAAGGAACATATCAACACATTAACACCGGCACAACTTGCCGCTGCTAAAGCACAGGAAGAGTTAGAAAACTGGAAACAAAGCTGTGAAGAAGCTGAGCATGCAGGTGATTTAAATCAATTAACTGAATCGCTTGATAAAGAGCACATGTATTACCAAAACATGCGCCAAGCAATGTTAATGCGAGCTAAAGCATTGAATTGCACATTTGATAAAGAACGCAATTCTTGGATTAGCCCACCTGAATTTAATGGCATTACAGACGAACAAAGAGATGAGCTTCAGAACTTCATAGCTGAACGCGGCCTCGATGTAAAAACAGTTTGTGAGCATTTCGGTATTGATGCCCTCATCCAAATTGAAGCGGCAAAGCTACCAGTAGTTAAACAAGATATTGAAACATTGGCTAAAACGGGGATGACAGCATGAAAGAACGTTGTGAATGGACAGTTAGAGTTCAAAGTACACCAGGCTTTTACGCCCAGTATGAAGGCAATGTAAAAGTTTGGGCTGACGAAGATTCAGATGAAGACACCCTCTTTCGTGCAGCAGTAAAAGAACTTGGCCGAGGCGCTTTTTTTGATCGTAAGCACCTAAGTTTTTGGAAATTAGTTTCAGTTAATAAAGGATAAGAACATGACAAATTTAATTACTGCTCAAGAAGCATTTGCAGCTCTTCAAAAAGGTAAAACTGTTCTTTGTCGCCCCATTGGTGACATGTTGGACTTTTCGGATTTAGATCAGTTTCCTGCTTCTGTATTTGGTAAACCAGGTTTTGAATTCTGCATCAAGGCCGAATTGATGGAGTTAGCAGGTATTCAATTTACAAAACCCTTAGTGCCACATGAAGTTGAGGATGATCAAGAGATTTTTATTGTCACACCAACTCGAGTTTTAAGAACTAAATTTCATCCTGAAAATAGCGAAATTTTTTATAGCGTAATGAATGGTTTTGCTCAGGCAGATGCAGAAAATGCAGTGCTTCAACTGAAAGCCTTAGGTGCAACATTTGGTCAAGCTATCGACTATGTTGAAGTTGAAGATGGTTTTAATGAGAAGCCTAAAAAACAGCGAGGCAAAAAAGAGCCACAAGTTAAAACTGAACAGACAGAAATTACAGAAAAGACTTCTGAAGTTATTGCCGAAGCTAAACAGCCCACAATTGTTATTACTGAACAAACTAATGTCACTACTTCTGAGGATGCACTAGCTCCAATAGTTAATGAACCTAAAGAAGATCCAGAATATCAGAAGAAACTTGATACCCTGCTGCAACGAGTTAAGGACTCAAAAACACCAGACGAAGTAAATGCAGTTTATCGATATACACGCACTTGGTCTGATAAACAAATGGAGCCTTTGCTACTTGCAACTCACAAACGTCTTGAAGAGCTAGAAAAATCTAAGGCGCAAGCAACTGAACCACCTTCACTAATGGTTCAGATCCAAAATGCACCTGACCTTACTACATTGGATGCACTGGAAATAGATGTGGCTGCCCGCGATCCACAAATTCAACCAAGATTGATGGACTTCGTTAAAAAGCGCCGCTTTGAATTAGAAAATCCTGCTCAAAACGAACCTGACTATTTACTGGAGGAACCTTTCTAATGTCGAAACAGACTACTCCAGATTTTCTATTCGAACCTAAGCTGCTGCCTCAGCAGCTTTTCGAAAAGTTCATAGTGTTCAACGTTAATGCTGGGTATCGCGGTAAAGGAACACCACACGGCGTAAACCTTATTAAAGGCAACAAAGCTACTCTCTCTTTGAACAACGAAGGTGTGATGAACAAAGCAGCTCAAGAGCGTTACAAGTTAATGCTTTTGAAGTATTTCAAAGAAGGCCGCTCAGCAATGGATGAGCTGGATCATGAAGTTAAACGTATTTATAGAATGGTGGCGTGAATGGTTGATTTAAAAACTAAACAAGAATTTTGGTCAGAACAATTGCCAATTTTTAAAGAAAAATATTGGATTCCTGATCATTTAGAAGTACTGGAATTTGATATGAATGACGGATGTTTTGATATTACTGAAGGTGTCAAAACTGATCTAAGTGAAGAAGACCTTTATGATATTTACCATCGTGTAAATAGTGGTTGGGCAATGTGGAAAAAAGCCGTTACTTTCATGAAAGACCAAGCTCAGGCGGTGCCAGATACTCATATGGTTTTACCAAAAGTTGCAGACAAGCAAATGATTAATGCAGGTTACGAGGCACATGATGGTTTTTATACCAATGGGCAAGTACAAGATGTTTATCAGGCAATGGTTAAAGCAAGCGAATCGGGAGCTAAAAGATGATTAATCAATTAAAACCAACTGAGATCATCCGGGATGAAATGGGTTGTTGGGCACATCCCGATTATCTCAAATATATAAATGATAACCACGCTGACCAAGAATGGTTGAGCCAAAGCGAATGGGATCAACTAAAAAAGCACTTCAATATTGTGACCACTAGACTTTATCTAGAAGGAAGTGTTTCAGAAGATTTATTTGAAGAGATTATGGATTCTGCTGATTTGTCGAAGTGGGATCCGATTGCGCCACATGGGTTTTTCTTAATAGATATCGGCTTTACCGAAGATGGTGCAGAAGCTTTGTTTGCAAAAGAGAAACAAGTAGAGGGAGCTGAGGGATGAGTGAATTAAAAGTTAAAACATGTGAATTTTGTGATGATGGAAATGGTGAATGCATCTTCCCCTATTACGGTCTTGCTCCTCATATTCACACCAAACCAATTGGCGGCACGGTATTTCTTGATGAGTCATTTCCTGAAAACTTTAGTCCTGATGGGGATGGTTTAGGTATGTATACACATTGTCTTAATTGTGGAGGTGACGGCACGTTTGAAGGCACTCAATTAGAAGTTAAAGCGGAAAGTAAGGAGGGGTGAAATGACTGCAATTGCGAATATTGGTAGCAACTTTGTTGTTGCGTTACCGCCATCAGAAATTTGGCTTAATGATTTACAAGCAGCAGAATATTTAGGCTATAAAGATGTTCACTTTAAGGCGGCAGTTTGCTGCCTGCCAACCTTCCCTAAACCTCGCTACGTTATCAAGTGCGGTCAAGGGAGACGTTGGAACTTGGCAGAATTATCAAACTGGTTGAATGAACAGTCTGATGATGAGCCTAAAAGAGGACGACCACGCAAACGGGGCTAATCTAGCCTCGTTGCAATTTCACTTGCAGTAGCATTGTAGTAAATCATTAAGCTTCTTAAATCTTTGTGCCCAATCATTCTAGCTAAGTCTAAAACTTCTAATTTTCTTGCAAGTCGTGTACATGCTTCATGTCTGGTGTCATGAAAGTGTAGATCTGTAATTTGACATCTATCTCGTAATTTACGCCATAGCGTATCAAAGCTTTGAGAATTACAAGTAAACACCTGTTTTCTATCTAAGCCTTTTAATAATGTCAGCAATTCAACTGCTCGTTTAGATAAAGGTACATTTCGTTTAGTACCGTTCTTTGTTTCAGTCAAAACAAGATATCTATCTTTTAAATAAACGCGATCCCAAGTTAAGCCAACAATCTCACCAGCACGCATTGCAGTTTCAATTGCAAACAGGAAAGCAATAATTATTTGCTGAGTTGAATTGACAGGGACATTATTATCCCAATTTGCAGCAAGACATAATCTATCAATTTCATCCTGAGCTATTCGTCTATCCCGGTGCTTTGATGGTGGCGGCAAAGTTAAGTCAGCCATTGGAGACTCTTTTATCCACTTCCATTCTTTTCGAGCAACAGTAAATAAAGAAGCCAAGATATTAGCTTCACGACGAACTGTAGCGCCCTGCACTTCTTTTAACCGGGAGTCGCGCCATTGAACTAAATCATCTGTAGTGACTTTGGCTAATTGTTTTTGACATAACTTTTTATACTCACGTTTAAAGAAAGCCATTCGTTTGACTTCATTTTCATGAGTTTTCTTTTTTATGCTTACTTCATTTAAATAGCGTTCTATAGCTTCTAAAAATGAATGGTCAGGAAGTTTACCATGCGATTGTTCGCGTAATTGAGTCTCACGTTTTGAGGCCCAAGCTCTTGCTTGTGCTTTTGTATCAAAGGTTGCACTTTCGCGAATTCCGTTTACACTTATCTCGGCTCGCCATGTATCGTTGCGTTGTCTAAATGAAGCCAT